CCGTAGGCCTGCAAGTAGCCGTTTGCGTAATACTTTGACGGTTTGCACCAAAACATATTTAACTGCATAGCGCCTATTGACCCGCCGTTAGGGTCACGCGGATTAAACGCGTCAGGCTGGCAACGGCTCTCACGATACGCAACCGCAACCAGTTGGGTCAGGTCTTGTTCTGCCCAGCCAACGTGTCGAGCCATGTCAAACACCGTCTGACACGCGTCAGGTTGCGTTATAGGCGTAGTAACAACCGTGGTCGGCGGTACAGGCGCTGCAGGCTCTAAACCTTGCCATACGGTGATCGGCGCGGGTTGCGTTGCTGCCGGGGTTGGTGCTGGGGGTTTGTGTAGTACAAAGATTGGCGTGACGCTAATAAATAGCGATACGGCAAGTTTGGTGATGAATGTCATGTGTGACCTACTTTCTCGGTAGGTCTATAACCCTAGACGGGTTTTGGTGACGATGTGGGGAATACCCCGAAAACCGTTATCCAGCGCTGTTTTGCGATCATTGCGTCATTGGCTACGTGCGGGTCAATCTCAATGTGATACCAGTCGCCCTGCTCGACTGACGGTAGTGGTTGCCATGTGCCGCGATCGCATTTCCATGACCGTTGCAACGCGTAGTCAATTACAAGTTGTATGCCTAAATGATCGGCGTTTTCTAAACATTTGACAATGAACGCTAGTGACGCTTTGCGGCCGTCTTGTTTGCCTAACTTTTTTTGGTTTAACCAACGGTACGACAAGTCCATTGCCAGCCCTCGAGCGTGATTGCTGATCGTGCCGGGTCGATTGCGAATGTCGCGGTTAACAAATGTGCCGTTATTCCACAAACTGCCGTTGCTGTGTTGGCAACAAAGTTTCGCCCACTCGGTTGTGCCAGCCAACGCTGCTTTAACGACTGGTTGTTGCGTAATTGTGTAAGCGCGGTTAGGCATTGTTATTTAGTAGGTTTTTTTATGCCGTTAGACGCAACAATGCCTGACAATGTGCCAGTTAAAAACACAACGATTGTTGACATTAAATCAATGAAAGCCGCGTCATTGGGGGCCTGTTTTTCAGGTTGCGAGATAAAAAGCAATCCGTAAGTCATGCCTATGACTATGGTGCAGAAAACTATTGCTAGTAGTACGCCGACGGTGACGATCATGCGTGCGTGTAGTTCGTCGGCGGTGTATCTGTGTCGAGTCATGGTGTTATGCCGCAACGATCAGGCACATTGCAGTTGTTTAGCGTCATGTTTTTGACGCGCGATTTAATTGTAAGCGTGTTGTCGCGTGTTGTTTCGCAAGCGGTCAACATAAATACTAACGCAAACAACCTGTATCGCATCGCATTATTGCTCGTCGTCGTCGTCAATCGGTTCAACAGGTTCAATATACGGTGCAACAAAAACATCGTTGTCAACGTCGTATGTGTAACCAATGCCTGCGTATACGCCTCGAATGTTGCCGTGATAACTTGTGCGTTTACACGTCAAACCTAAATGTTGCGGCTGGTTTTCGTAAAATTGTTCCCACGCTTCGGTTGAACCGCCGACTTCTGTGCCGTCTGCGTCTAATTGTGTGACGGTTTCGTCAACGCCCGTGATGACTTGAACGACAACATTGTTGCTGTCTATAAATGCGTAATGTGCCATTATGCCCAACTCACATTTCCCGAACCTGCCGTGATAGTTGCTCGCTTGTAGCCACCTGAAGCAGATGATTCTGTGCCTGTTAAACCGACACCAAAAGTTATTGTCAGACTGTCTGCATATCGCAAAACGACTACGCCACTTCCGCCTGATTTACCAGCGCCGTTTGTTGCTGATGATGTGTCGCCGCCGTTGCCTGTGTTTGCGCCACCGTCAGCGTTTGAACCATTGTTAGTGCCTGATGCACCGCCACGAGAATAAGTAACGCTTGACCCTGTTATGTCTGTTGCTACGCCTGCGGCTTGTGTTCGGCTTGACCCTGCACCACCAGCCGCACCAGCACCGCCACCACCACCGCCACCAACACCGCCACTTACTCCTAAACCGCCGTCATAACCTTGACCCGTAACGACACTTATACCAATAGGACCAGCCGTAGAATTACTACTACCAGAACCACCACCTGAACCACCTGAACCACCAGAAAAACTAAATGTTGCTCTTGCGCCTGAACCAAAACCACCACCAACAGACAAAATGCCAGCAAAACTACTTTGATTGCCTCTAGTGCCGTTAACGCCTGCAGCTGCACCAGCCGCACCGCCCGCACCGCCCGCACCGATTACAACAGGATAAGTGTTTGTTTTTGTTAAAACAATTGCGCTTTCAAGCGAACCGCCGCCACCAGTTCCCGTGACCGTTGAACGCATACCGCCAGCACCGCCTCCGCCACCATACCAACCACCGCCACCAGTTGAATTATCAGCACCACCAGCACCCGCACCGCCGCCAACAATTAAATAGTCAATAGTAATTCCTGCGACACTACCCGCTAAAAAAAAAATTGCAGCGCTAGCACTTGTAAAATATAAAACGCCGCCTTGCCATTGCGACAATGCCAAACTACTTGCAGTATTAACCGTTGCCGTGCCAGCCGTAACCGTGCATACGCCCGAATTTATATTTTGAATAAACAAAGTGTCGCCCGCACTAAACAAACTTGTGTTAACCGTGATCGTTGTTGCGGTTGCTTTGTTCATCACAACTCGAGTGCCTTTGTCGGCTGCAACAAGTGTGTAACTATCGGTCTTGGTGCTGACAGTTTGGTTGTAATCATTAGCCTGCAAACTGTTCATTTGCGCGGCCGTTAAAACCTGCCCTGCGGTAAATGTTTGTATCGCCATATTTGACCTACTTTAACCTAACCCGTTGTCAGCGTTGATGATACCAAACGACAAATCGTCAAGTATCAACTCGTTTAACACAATTACGGGCGACGTGTAATAAATGACGCTATGGCCTGTATTGACGTTGATCGTGTGCTCAATACCCTCGATTGCTAAATTTTGAGCTAGTGACGCTGGGGTTGTGCCGGGGGCAAACGATTTCTCAATAGTGATCGTGTCAGATATGTCGAGTATTGCGACCGTGTCGCGTTGGGCGCTGCTCAACATTGCAAACGATGTTGCTAGCGACGTGTATCTTGGCTCAGGGTTAGGGTCAAGCAAATATGTTGCCAAGTCAAGCGCGGCCGTATCGTTGTGCAACAGGCTGTTTGTAATGCTGTATGTCTGTATAAAGTACGTTGCTTGACTGCCAGCGTCGTCAACAATTTGCGGGTTGTTGCTACCAAGTATCTGTACGACCGCACGGTTGGTTACTTGATCTGCCTCGAATGTTATGCCTACGCCGTTGTACGGTATGTTCGTGCCGTCGTCGTGAAAATCGGCTACGGCTGGGTCGAGCGTTGTGCCTATGCGCGGCGTAAACACAATGTCGCCGTCACGCGACATATAAATGCGACCTTGCTCAGCCTCGTTGACTTGGGCTAAATAACCCAACACGTTTGTGCCTTGCTCGATCGTAAACGCTGACGCGCCGCCAAGCGTCTGAGTGCCAGTACCAATGTCACGGTTAGCGACGGGAAATGCGACCTCGGGTCGGTCAAGTATTGCCGACACACGAACGCTCGACAATTCCTCGCTGACGTTGTACTCATCTAAAAATGTTTGCGACAACAAATAAAAATCGTCGGCACAAAACACCGTCACCGTATCTAAACCGCCGAGCGCAAAGTTGTAGTTAAAATTGACGATCTTGCCGACAAACAAATATTCTTTGACGTTGGTGGCGCTGTATCGAGACAACCGCACCGACCGCATAGGCGCTAAACCCGGCTTAGCGTTAGGCGTGTCGTAGTAAGGGCTTGCCTCGTCAAACGGCATAAAGATACCGTCGGTGTCAAGCATGGTAAACGACATAGTGCCCGCACCAAACTGGTCGCCCTGATCGCGTCGCCCTCGACGCACATACACCTGATTAACGCCGTCAAGCACACTTGCAAACTCGGTCGTACCGTCAAGCACATATTGAGTGTTATCAAGTTTGCCTTCAGGGTCTGCGTCAAGCAAAAACCCGTCTTGAATAAACCCTGTGTCAATTTCTAAGTCATAATTGCCACTTGCAAGAACTGACACGCCAGCCATTAGACCGCTATCTGTAGATCGAGTGGCCCTGATACGCGCTGGTATGCGAGCAAACTATCTAACACGCTTTGACCGATTTCGGCGCTAGTCGAAATACCGCCCGTGACGTTGATCGTTACAGGCGACGCGCCACGCGCTGCGATACGTTCAGCCATACCAAATTCTGTTAGCGCGCCTTGAATAGTCATTAGATCGCCGCCGCCACCAACACCGCCACCACCGCCGCCAGTTGAGCCACCGCCGCCACCGCCAGCGCCACCGCCAATAATGCTTGGTGGCAAACTTGGCATGATTTGACCTGCCTCTCGAGCCATACGGTCAGCCGTGCGCGTATCGCTTGTAACGGCTGTAGCACCACCGCCACCGCCACCAATACGACCCAGCGCAATTGTCGGCAAACTTGGTATGTCAGCAAACGGGCTGATTAAATTCATGCCACGAATAACAATATTGATTGCACCAATAAACGAATTAGCAAACGTCTCAAACCCTGCAATCAGGCCGTTAAGCACCGTGTTGACGATGTTGCGAAATGTCTCAAATTTTGTGTACGCAAACGTTAACGCGGTAACCAGCGCCGCAATACCTACCGCGATTAAACCAAACGGGTTCAACGCCATAGCAATATTCACCGCAACGATCGCCGCTGCGACTGCCGAGATTGTGCCGGCAATAATCAAAAACGCTTTAGGGTTGCGTTGCGCCCAATCAGCCATTGACTGCAAATACGGCAACACTTTTTGCA